AATCCTTAAATCTATATGATGTAGGTGGTTATCTTTTATAGTGTCTATCTTGTGGTGAATCAAGCTCAATTCGCCTTCTAGTTTAATAATCTTTTTTTCATTTTCTAAAGGCAAATTGTTATCCATAATACTATTCTTTAGTTTCACCTGTTAATGCTTTTAAATATTCATAAATAGCTTGTCTTGATTCAGAATCTGCAGAACCCATAATAGTTCCTAATTTACCAATACTTTCTATAACACCATCTATTCCTTTATTAGCAGCAATCTTAGTTGATGATGCTAACCATTTAACAAAACTAGGATTAGTAAATAATTTAGCAGTAACATTTGCTCCTCCAAATGCACCTAACAAACCAATTATATAAGCAGGATTACCAGTAATAGCAGTAGCACCACCACCAAGTAATAATCCTTGACCAACTACTCTATCTGCAGTTCCTGATGGATTGGCAAAAGTTTTACCACTCTGTCTAATTATATCCGATACATTAACAAGTTGGTCTAAATCTTTAATCATTTCTTTACTCCAACCTTTACCACTAAATAAAACATCTTTAGCTTCTTTAGATAATTTATTCCAATTAGTTAAGAAAGTTTCTGAAGAAAATTTACCAGATCCTTCAACTACATCATCTAATGCACCAGCTATTGCTTGACCAGGTCTAATTCTACCCATTTTTTCTATAACAGACGATAAAAATACTCTGTATTGGTCAGTAGTTAAACTTTTCTTAATTGCATTAATTCTTGTTGCACCTTCTTTAGCACTATTTAATAATAGTGATGCTATTCTATCTGGATCTGCAACTTTAGTTATAGGTTCTAAATAACTTTCAATTCTTTTTAATCCTGATTGATAAAATTTATTTGCTCTAGTAAATGCGTTTAATGCTTTTTGACCACCTATTTGTTTTGCACCTGCTTTTAAATCTTCTGATAATGCACCATAGATTAATTTTAATTGTGCTTTGTCAACATCTGGTACTAAATCTAAACTAGATAGTTTATTACCAATTTTATTTCTTAAAGATTTGATAGCATTATATGGTAATGCACCCTTGTTTTTAGCAACATCTTTTTGTAATCCTTTAAAAATATCATCTAAAAAAGAATTTTTAAATACTACACTAGATGCTTCAGCACCTGGAATTGGAGCAACTAAACCTTTTAATTTATCTAAAGTTCCACCAATATTAATTAAATCATCTGGTTTTACATAATTATCTAATTCACCAAATAATACACCTGCTCTTGACTGGAATCTTCCTACAAAACCATCTGAAGCATTAACACCATTTTTGATACCTTGATTGATAACTCTACCAACTTGAACTTCATTAGCAGGTAATGCTTTATTAATTAAATTTTTTCCAAGATTAAATGCTTTTTTACCTAAAGCATCTTGAGCTTCTTGAGCAGATTTAGCAATCACACCAGAAGAACCTGGAAAATTACCTAATAATAATTCTACTGTTTGTATTCCTCTTTTTTGAGTTACTTGTCCAAGTGATGGTGTAACACCTGCATCAATAAAATCACCCAATCTTTTTTGATTAGCAACTTTTGCTTTAGTTCCATATCCTGTAAATGCACCTTTAACAAATTTTGTTACTAATGGTGCAACTGCTTGACCTACAGAACCAAATGCAAAATCTGTAGCTCTTTGTGCAAAATGTTCTTTATTAGTTCTTAATACTTCAGCACCATAGGCTTGACCAACTCTTTCAAATATTTCAGCTGCACCTGCCATACCTGCACCTGCACCAACAATTGTTCCTGCACCTGGAGCAACTGCAGTACCAGCTGTTGCACCTGCTATAGAACCAATAACTTCAGTAGCTTCTTTTGAAATGTCTATTAAATCACCTGCAGTAAATTTTTTTTTATTATCTAATTGATATTTAGTTCCATCTTTATCTTGAACTAAAAAATTTCCATCTTCTGCTATCTCAACACTTGGATAAAATTTTTGTAATGTTGCTATTTTAGAATTTAAGTTAGGAGCAGCTTCGACTAAAAACCTAATTTTATTAGGAATTTCGTCTAAACCAACTACCTCTTTTCTTATTTGTGAAGGAGTTTTAGAAACATAAGTTATTTCTGCCATTATCTTATGCCTTTAGTTTTAAATAATTCACCAGTTGGTAATCTAAAATAATATTCTCCATCTTTATAATCTACTAATTGCATACCTAATGAAGAATTAAATTTAATTTCTTTAGTACCAGCTTCAGGATTATTAGGATCTATAGGTATATTAACATTTCCAGACTGAGGTCTTAAATCTGCATCTAAAAATATATTTTCAGTATTTAGATTTTGATTTTCAGCAATTCTATTAAATCCTATTTTAAAATTATCTAAAGATTGTTGATTTTGTTTATATAAATTTATACCAAGTTCTTTAAAATCTTCTCTTTGTGAATCAGTTAATCTTTCTCCTTTAACCAACCTATTGTATGAATTCCAATATTTTTTAAATACACCGGTTGTATTTTCAGCAGTAGCAAATTCACCTTCTCTAACAACAGATTCTGGATCTAATGTTTTCATAAAAGTAAATATAGATGCAACATCTCCTGCACCACTATTAGCTTCTAATCCAGAAAATAATTTTTTAACTGATGTTGTAGATTCATTAAATTGTTTTACTACATCAGAACCCATATAATTTTTACTTAATGTGTTTTCTTGACTTCTTATTGTTTTTAATGATTCTGGCTCTTTAGGCTCTGGTATAAATCTTTCTGGTTGTGATTGTATTTGTCTTTCAGTAGCAAAAACATTTTTTTGTAACTGTCTATCGTAAACTTCTTTTGTTTTACCTACTTCTGGTGTTAAATATTTTTGAAGTTGTGCTGTACCAGCTATTGCAGGAAATAAAGCAGCAAGAGGATCTTTACCTTGAATACCTTGACTATATATTGCAGAACCTAATAAAGCAGCTTGAGGTATATTACCTAAAAGTCCACCAGGTTGATTCATGCCTGTATTTAATAATCCTTGCAATCTTTCGTATCTTCTTTTTAAATCTTCTATCGCCATTATATTAATCCTCTTGTTCTTAAATAATCTATATTAAAAGGGTTTGATGCTAAATTTGTGCTACTTAATAAGCCATAAGGCTGCGTAGAATAGCCAAACTGTTGACTTGTAGGTGTTATACCCAAAAGACTATTTACATTGTTTTTAGCATTATTATAGCTTGTTTGCAAATCAGAACTTAATGCTTGACCTAAATTTAGATTAGCAAAGTATTGATTTACCATAGATTGTTGTGGGGTAGTTCCTGTTATTGCATAAGGTGCATAAGGAGTTAAAGCTGTTTGTACTGCTCTTTCACCACCATCACCACCGGTTGTAGCACCCATTTGATTCATTTGTGGTGCATAAGTATCTTGATATTCTTGTTGGCTATATTCACCTGCTTTAGCTCTTGCTAAATCTTGTTCTAATTGTGTTACACTTGCATCTGGTGTAAATGGATCGAATGTAGGATCTTGATATGCTTTTTCTAATCTATTTTGTAAATCAAATGCTATAGCTTTATTTTGTAAAGACTTACTAGCAGTACCTAAACTGTCTATTAATGAACCACCTAAATTAATAGCAATTCCTAATGGACTATACTGTTTATATAAATCAAATGCTTTTTCTAATAAAGATTCTCTTTGAACTTTCTCATCTATTATCTCTCCTTTATTAGTAATTCCTTTTTCTATTTCAGCTTGAGTTAAAGTTGGATATTGAGTTGTTAAATATTGTTCTCTTGCATCATCACCACCAGTTGGTGTTGATCTAGGTGCTTCGTACTGACCTACTGCACCATATTGCTCTCTAGCATCACCACCACCTCCAGATGGAGCTGAGGTTGTTCCACCACCATACTGTCCACTTGCACCATAAGATTCTCTACCACCACCATCGCCTCCACCTCCAGAGCTTCCTCCTCCAGAAGAACCACCTCCACCTACAGAACCCATATCTCCTTGTAGGCTTGGCAGACCACCAGGTGCATTATTTGGTTTCCCATCTAATGAACCATACATATTAAGGTCTATTAAAACTTTCTTTTCTCTTGGTGTAATATAAGCTAATTCTGCAACAACATGGTTTGGATCAGATAACCATTTTCTAGGAACAGTAACTTCTTCTTGCTCTCCTAAATAATTATATCCACCACCTTGTATAGCAGGTTTAATTTTTTTCTTTTGAGATGCAGTTAATCTTTGATCTTGATAATTTGTATCAAGTAGTCCCATAGAATCTCCTTTAGATTAAAATTGAGATTACTACTAATATAAATAAACCTAAAATATATTTAGAAGGTTTTTTATTTATTTTAGTTTCTAAGTCGTAAATAAATTTATTCATTACAGTAGTCCACCAAGTAATCCTAGACCACCACCTATTAATGCACCTGCACCACCTCCAAATTGTCCACCAACTAAAGCACCTCCTAGTGCAGTTGAAAATGGATTGGCTTGTGTTTGAGCTTGACCTGTAGTTGTTGGGAAACCAGATGCAATTGGAGTAACTAGACCTGCATATTGTTGTAATGCTTGATATGGAGCTAGTTGTTGTTGTCTTTGAATAGCCTCTAATTGTTGACCTGTTTGGAATACTGTAGGCAATTGAGTTGCAAGACCTAATTGTCTTCCTCTTTCTTGACCATATTCTTGAAATGCTAATGGAAGTGCTGCTTGAGCAACTTGACCTAATGCAGTTTGTTGTGCCATAGGACTTGTTGGTGTTCTACCTGCACCAGTAAATTGTGATTGAACTCCTGTAGTAATATCAGCAGCAGTTTTTTGAATTAGTGGAGATAAGAAAGGATTAAGATAATTACCACCAAGTGTTGCAGCTAATTGTTGTTGAGCAGCTGTACCTAGTGCTTCTTGTCCTGCAAGACCTTGTAGTGTTTGTTGTGTTGGGGGAACATATCCTGCTGCACCTACACCTTGACCATAAAGTTGTCCTGCTTCAGATAATATTTGAGATAAAGCTGGTTCTGCAGCTGCATAAGGTGTTACTGATTGTGTTGTTTGTTGTCCACCACCTGATGAACCTCCTCCTAAAAAACTCATTCTTCGTTCTCCTGTTTAATTTGTTTTTCTAAAACAACATGGGTTTGTTTGTACCCATAGTTATTATAAACTCTTTTCCAACCTGGTCTAGCAATCAATTCCATCATCTTGCAACCTTCTTCTTTAGCAAACTCCTCAACTCTATTAACTAGATGTTGCCACTTAGTTCGCTGTCTGCCAGTTGCAATATAGATATGACAAACTTTACCAAATTTTCTTTTTATTATCTCTGTAACAACTACACCAAAATATTTATCAACTGTTTTCTTTTGGTTCTTATCCCAGAGTACCCAGATTTGAAATTTACCTTCTTTAGCAGTTTCATATACAAAATCTGAATCGGTAAGTTGACCTGAATAAGCTAAAGCAGATTTAATATCTTTTTCTACTAATGACCAAACTTTTTCAAGTTCTTGAATTGGTATTCGTACTAATTCCATAAATACATTAAAAAATCTTTAATAACAACTATATATTATGCAGATTTTTCGTCAAATATTTCTAAATAACTAACTATTCCTTCAACAACATTAGCAACAGCAGCTTTAACTTTTAGAATATCTCCAGATTCTAATATTACAGGTGCTAATGCAGCATTAATAGTTTCACCAGATGCTAAACTTTTATGATATATTTCATAATCAGCACTAGCTGAACTATCAGTTACAAATACTTCTACTAAGTTATTTGAGCTATGCTCATTAGAAATTTGTATATTTTTAACAATAGCTGTTCTATTAGCAGGTACTGTATATACTGTAGTTAAACTTGTAGTAGTTAAATTAATACCTGCGTTTTTATATATGTTAGCCATATTAATTTGGTTTTACAGGAAATGAAATTCCATTAACATCTTCAACAGTTGTTAAACCATTTGTAATATTTCTAAGTTCAGTTCTGTATTGCATCCATGCTTGTTTTTGAGCATTAGTTAGAGTTGTGTCTGGCAGTTGTGTCCAATCACTAGCAGATAACAAAGTATTTCTTCTTTGTCTTAAATCTGCCATAGCTCTATCAAATGCACCATTGTTCCAAGCAATTTCATCTTGTTGTCTTTGTGCGATTTCCTCTGGTGTTAGAGGTACTTGTATTCCATTTACTAATTTGTGCATAATGTTCTCCTTATAAATTAATTTACTCCGAATAGCAATATCTGACCAGCATCTATGTTTCCACTAGACATTTGGAATTTAATAG